TGACCATTCTCTTTGTTGTCTATAATATCCAAGTCTTGAACAATTATCGCCAAAGTCTAATAAATTAAAGTGAGTTTTGTTTTTAAAGATACGGCTGCCACGCCCTTCCATTTGTTGTAAAAGGTTACTCGACATTGTAGCTCTGTTTATTATTACCGTTTCAATAGGTGGATGATCAAATCCAGTGGTTGCGATTCCGGCATTTATTAGGACATGAAATTCACCATCTTTCCACTGTTGTATGACATCTTTTCTTTTACCGGAAAAGGATTCAAAGCTAACTAAATAATTCTCATATTCCAAAACTTTAATGTTATATTTTGCAATATCTCCTTTAGTCGCCTTTTCGTCAGGTATTTGTGGCTTTGCTAAATCTGATACAATGAACTTTGATTTTATTCCTGCATCGTTTAATGCCTTGCAAGTATTGATTGAATGCTGAATATTGCAACAGAATACCAATGTAATTGTATTCGGGCAAAGTCGCTTCCAATTGTCAATAACTCCTGAATAAAGTTCAGACTTATTATATCGGTTAAACATTTCTGATGAGTCAAATTCGCCTTTACTGACTGAAACGCCTTTCATATCAACAGGGATTGAGTAGTATTTGTCAGGGACTAAATAGCCAAGATTGATTAACTGCTGGACATCGAGACCGATAACAATATCCTCATAGTCTTGGCTAAGTTGTCTTTGCTTACCACTTCTTTCGGGAGTTGCGGTAAATCCTAATATAAACTTCTCTTTAGTCAATGGAATTTCAAATATACGATTGAATAACTGCTCATGGCAATTCCCAGATACAAAAGTAAATCCATTGTGCCTAACAACTATTGCTCCCGATGGAACTTCTACGCAATAAACCATCCCATTGTAACTATCTTTTTTAACAGACATTAATTGTGTAGCCTTGTGAATTATGTCTCTACGCATATATAGCCTGTGCGTATCTTTATATCTTTCCTGCCTATCATCTTTTTGAATAGACATAAAACAACAAAATCCAGCAAGTGTGGCTACAGAATTATAAAAGTCTGCCTGTGTTTTATCTGTAGATGAATAATACAACATTGTTTTATTTGGAGTATGACCATCCCATAAAGCGCATTCTTCAATTACTTGCTTTGCTTTAGTAGCAGACATTGGGTACGGAATGTGATTTCTAATGTCTTTAGTTGTTCCAATTGGCATTCTTGCCATGTATCTTTCACCGTGATTACACTCTACTTTTACAACCTCAATATCGCAGCTTTTGCATAGAGATAAAAACCTATCAATTTTCCTTTTTTTACTAAATGCAAAAGCTATTATAGTATGGTTTATTGCTTTGTAATGCATACTTCCATCGGCTTGTGTGGCTATATATAATCTTTCTAAATCAGTCAATTCATCGCATTCAATATTAGAAAGTCCAGAGACAGGAAGTAGTTTTGTATAATTGAATTTAATCTCTGATATTTTATTTTTATAGTACCCATTTTTACGGCTATACAACAACTGTTCGTGACCGCAAGTCATTGGAACATCAATACCGTGTTTAACGTGGAATATACTCATTTCTCCTGTATGCTCCTTCTGTATGTATCTCGTAGGGTTTACAAAAGAAATATTTCCATTATCGAATTGAGCTACTTTTTTAGATTTATCCAATCTATCGAATTTAATAAACCCATTCTCTGTCAGTAATTCTGTATCGGCTGTAAAGCATTCATCATTTATAACCAAGTTTACCGACTTATACCATTCAATCCACTCTGGTTGCTTTAATCGTCTAATGACTGTCTCAATCATGCCTACTACTAATTTATCTTTAGGTGGGTGTTTTACATCTCTAGTAACAAGTGAGGGGAATAGTCCAATTTCAACAAGAGAACCTCCAGTTTGTGACAATAATTCCTCTCTGTGTGTAAGAATAAGTACAGTTGATCCTTTTTTTTCTGCTTTATTTGCTATATCACTGAAAATTCGGGTCTTACCTGAACCCGTTGGAGATTGAACTAATATACTTTTTTTATTCCCATCTAAGCGATTTGATTTTTCATTCCACTTTTTATATATTTGGGTTTCAATTTCTTTCTGATAATCACGAAGTATGATAGACATTGGCGAAGTTTTACAGATAAAAATAGCCCTCAAACTTAGTCACTGAGGTTCAACGTTCAGATCAAAGAAAGGGGGCTTATAAGTCTTAATTGCTTTAAGTTGAACCGCAATTATGTAAGCACAAAGATAGTAAAATTATTTGATGTTTGCTACTATTTTTCTACAATTAACAATACTATGATTCCAACTTCCATCAACCTTACATTCAACGAGAAAGTTTTTTATTTCTCCGCCGTTAGGACAGAATTTGCAGTAGGTTATTCCGATTGATTTTGCCATTCTTCATAAATTTTATCATTACCAATCGTTTCTAAATGACATTCAGCAAGTTTCTTTTTAATTAGAATCTGATTTGATTCTGATAGTATCATATCATAATAAAGATAATCACCAACAAAATTAATCTTTTCAACACAAGGTTTGCATTTAACTATCTTAGTCATTACAGCAATAGGGTAGTGATTGCATTGCTCAATTAACTCACGGAGAATACATACTTTTTGATATGAAATTGCATCTGAATTTTCAAAACGTGGTAACGATTCAATATCATATAACTCTTTCTTGTATTGCCTTCTGATACTTGCACGTTCTTTTGTTCTTGATTTCCAATCGGTAGATGTTGCCTGCTTGCCTGTAATTTTATAAATTATATGGTCAATGTCAAGATCGAGAAGTTTGGCTATAGATTGCGGGCTTAGTTTCATGGGGTTTAAATTTACCCCGAACCATTACGATTCGGGGATTGATTAATTTATTCAGTAAATACATCAATAATCTTAGTTTCAGTCACAGATACTATTATCCATTCCTGAACAGACTTTTTAAGTTGCGTCATAACAAAATTTTCCGCATCCTTTACTTCTGTAGCCTTAACGTATATCAAAACCGGAAACTTCTTTTCATTTCCTTTTTCGTCTATTGATAAAGCGTATAATCTACATGCATACCATTTACCTTCTACGTCTCGTTGAAATAATTCAGCGATTTTTGTTTCACGTATATTGCAAACTTTAAAGCTATCAGTACTGAAAGGTTGAACTTCTGTTATTCCAATTGCTTCAGCTTCTGTGCAGCTCAAAGCGTCAACTAAAAAAGATTCAGTTACTTTTTTAGGCTGACCATCTTCCCCAAGTTTATTATATTGGGTTTTAATTTCGTAGTACATAGTTAATGAATGTTAAAAAGGGAGATCAGATTCTTCGGGTGGTGTTGGTGCTTGTGGAGTAGCAGTTGGTGCTTGTGGAGTAACAGATCCTACCACCGTAACTTTCCATGCATTCACATTATTAAAATACTTACCTTGATACTCTCTTGCCTTTGTATCAAAGTAAACTTCTACCTGTTGACCGACTGTCAATGGAACGATTTTGTCTTTGAACATGTCGAATGCCAAACTTTGAGGATATTGACCTTCTGATTCTTCTACTACTGCTGTTTGTTTACTCCATGCAGTTCCTGTTGCATTTGTTCCTTCTTGTAATGGAAGGACTACTGTAATTATACCTGAGATTTTCATTTTTGATTTGTTTTTAAATTGTTTTTATTTATTTATCTGTAAATTGCGCATCTTATACATATATAGGACTTTCCATAATTTGCGCACTTATCACAATTTGCTTTATATCCTTCTGTATATTCCATTGTCTTTACTATTAAAATTCATTTTCCTTACTCAATTTATCTAAATCCTCCTTGATACACATCTCTAATTCATTTAGTCTTTTAGTAGCTAACTCGACCAAATATGATATTGGATAGCATTCTTTTTTTGATATTTGAATCAAAGTGTCTTTTGTGGTTGGAATAACAAGCATTGGCTTTATTTTATTCTCCGGTCGATAAGAAATACCGTCTACTGAATTAACTCCAATTACTAAGAAGTTATGAACAATTTGCCAACAATACTCCTCTAAAAATGCAGCAGGATTAAGCATATACATTACATGAGTATTATCCGATGGGCACTTAATTTCGATTGCTTTTTCAAGTGAAGGAATATGACCATCAGGAGATATACCAGCTATCTTGATTTCATCGCTTTGAATCCAGCCGTACTGCTCAACTGTTACTCCGTATATCCTCTCGTATTCTTTTCGGGCTAATGGTTCAAATTCATTACCACGAGCCATAGCTACACTCTGAAAATTAACTTCAAATGGGTCAAAATCTTCCATGTGTTCGGCAAGTATAGCATAATATTCAGAACATTCACGGACTGATTTGTCTAACTTTGTCATTATTTTGGCAAGTCTTGATCCGCCTACTTTTGCGTGTTTAATTTCTAACCAAGGGGTAGAGCCCTGTTGTAATTCTTTGTATATTTTCATTTCTTCTCTGTATTAGGATATTTAACTGCTAGTTCTTTACATTCTGTCAATACTTTTTCATTCTGCATAAACTCTTTAAAGTCAGTCATTGCCAACACGAATGTTTCTCGGCTACTCACTTTACTAAAAGCATCTAATGCTTCTTCTAATGTCTTTTTAGGTGCTTCCTGATAAGTCCTATCTACTAAAATACCACCTGTTACTTCGCCCGCAAAGGTTCTATTTGGGTCAAAAAGTAATTTAATTTTTAATCCTGTCCATGTACTGATTATCATAGCTTCGGTAAGCGGGATATTTAATTTCTCCTTAACGATGTTCGCTATGATTTTACGATTACCTGAATTTGGCATAAATTCTTTTAGTGGTTCTTCAAATCGGATAAAATATCCGTCTTGTTTTTTACCGTTTACACTAACTCCTTTTTCGTAATAAGCTAATTTAATGGTGAGCTCGCATGAGCCTTTATCCCTAATAATTTCTCGAATATCGACAGCCGCCAAATGGGTTGATTTACGATATTTAAATGCATCACAATTTGTTTCCATAATTATTTTGTTTTATAGTATTGAGTTCCTTTATTGCAGCACTTTTTATTCTTAAGCCCGCTACCGCAGGAACATAATTCATTGCGACCTAATTTTACGGCTTTAAGTGGGTGTCCGTTGCCTTTGAGAATAAGGACGTTTCGTGGTTTTTGGTTCATGACTATTTATATTTTTCAAGCTCCTTGGTCAATTCTTCAATTGGTAATGCGAGAGTAGTAAAAGACTCTGATAACCATTCAGTAGGTATATATTTATACGCTTCTGGAAATTGTTCTTTAATCTTTTTATATGTAGCGAGTGAAACAAGTGTTTCGTAAATATTATTTTTTATCTGATCTGACTTTTCACGCAACTTTGATCTTTGATTGCTTAATTTCAAAATCTCTGAATAAATTTCTTTTGGTGTTTCAATTGCCGGACACCATCCGTTTGTTGAAGGGAATCTGACAGATAATTCAACGTTTTCAGACCCACCACCATTTAAAACTGCATTAACTTGTTTGGCTGTTTGAAAATAGTTTGGAAATTTGATAAACGTTTCGTTTACTTCGTTTGGAATTGAAGATAAAACGACAGGCAGAATTAATGCCGACATTTTATCTTTTAACACTACACGTTTTTTGTCGATGGTGTCATTTACCATTAATTTTGCTACTTGTGTAGCTTCTGACTTTGTAATTCGATTGCTCATTTTGATTTGATTGGATTTTTAAAATAAGTTAGCCCCAAAGACTTTGATAAGGGTTCGACATCTTATCTCCATACAGAGGGGCTTATTTTGTTAGTTGCCTGTATTGTCGAACCGGCAATTATATTTGCAAAGATATAGTATAGTTACTTACTATGCAAGTTTATTTATATGTTGTACAGCATGTTTTTACATAGCCAACACGATTGGAATATATTTAATTGCTTTGTCGGCTAAACTTGGGTTAGTCTCTAACTTGGTAACCTCGTTCAACCGAGCGAATGAGCCAAAATACTTTATTGCTGCATCATTATATGCTAAAGCTGCATCGGATTCCTCGGCAAATGCACCAATCCATACAGGGTTGCCTTCAACTTTTATAACCGAGCTATAATTTCTATTTCTTTTTATGTAACAAACCCCTTTATAAATAGATGAACAATTATTCCTCTTTCTCCTATTCATACAATTTTGAACGTTTTTACACTCTCGTAGGTTCGATTTATAATTATGTAATCCATTTCCGTTTTTATGGTCTATATCCAAAGCACCTAAATTTCCATTAATTATAAATCTATGCATTTTAACATTCCTACTTCCATTGCTATCTATTATTCTTGTTTCGGCATACCATGTGCCTTTGCCCTTTATTGCATTCCATTTCCATTGATTTAAATAATCAAAAACATCTTCATCTACAATAGCAAACTTTCCTTGCGTTAATTGGATTTGCTTAGTATTTGGAATTAAATTCTCTGGATACTCTGGGAAGTTCAGTCTTTTGTTCAGTCCAAGTTCTTTAACTTTTCCATCGTATATCATAGCCAATAATAATGGATTCGTATTCGAGCCAATCCACACCTTTATTCCTTTATCTATTAAGGTACATTGATAACTATTTTTACCATGGCGACATATTCCGTAATACTCTGTCAATTTCTTCTTATTTCTCATACTACATAAAACAATAAACCCCCAAATATGGCTGACAGACCATAGATAGGAGCTTATTAAAAGTCGTTATTAATCACGCTGTCAGTCGTGAAGTGCAAATATAATAAATTATTTTGGATTATGCAAATAATAATTTTATATTTTTAGTTGCCAACAACATTGTTGACGGTTCAAATATAAATATTATGTGGATGGAAGACTAATGAATTTAAAGTGGTGTTTAGGTGGTAATTATTAAGTAGTTATAGTAAACTTTTGTGTTTTGTTTAAGGCATAGATTTATTGGTGCTACCAAAAAATGTACAATTCTTATATCCAAGCCCTTTATATGGCTTGTACTCAATTTTACGTGGAGATTCTGATAAAATCTTTTTGACCAATTCTATTGTTAGTTTATTTGTTTTCATTCTTCTATAAATTTATATTTGCCGTCAACGCATCCTACATTTGATTCTGAATTAGGATGTATGCAACCTATTTCTTCATCGTGAAAAGCACATCCCTTGCAATTATCAGATCCAAATAATAAATAAGTAGAACCTCCTATTTCTACTTTACCTCCTATTTTTGGTAATTTACTCAATCGGTCAGCAATCGCTTCTTCGCTAAAATAATCTTCTGTATCTTTTAGTGTTATCATTTTTGTTTTTTTATTTACAACCCTCTTTCTTTCTTAATTTTCAATGCTTTACTTAAACCAGATGCGTAGTATAGTTTTTCTTTTTGACCTTTGATTTTTCGTGGCTCTGGGATTATCCCTATATCTCTTAACTCGTGAAATCGGCAAAGTGATACGCCGATAAATTTAGCGGCATCTTCCCTACCCATTGTAGTTGGACGATGAATCAGAATTGATATTTGTTCCAATTCATCGTCCGACAAATCCTCACACTCGTTATTTTCGAGCATTTTGAGGATTGTTGCGACTAATTTATTTAGATTGCTCATGATTATCTATCAAAAGAAGAGCGTTGTTTATAGTTTCAAAAGAAGATACTTTTATTCCGAAGCATTGTTGCATCAACGTCTTACCTTTAAATGTTCTCCCTATTGCAAAACCATATTCGCAATAACTATCAAAGGATTCTTTAGTTTCTACTAATACATACTTAGTTATGTGTATTGCATCTTCCATTCCTCCATTTTGAAGTAGTCTTACTACCTGTTTTGCACATTCGCCACCATTAGTTTTATTTCTAATGGTGGTTAATAGCGTTACTTTAATTTTATTCATTTGGAATTGATTTACTCAATAAATATCCATTCTCAATAAGTATCTCACCCTCTTTCAGCCCATCAACTGTATAGTCCCCTGTACCAGTAACAAGTAGTTGAAGGTCATATTTCTTTTGCATATCAATAAGTATATCTCTGGTCTTAATGTCTATTGGAGCATCAAAGAATAAATACCTTAGTCCTTCCTGACCTTTCTTTTTCTTTTCATCCAACAAATACACTTGCATTAATACCGCCAACACATTCCGTTGCGTATGTGAATATGCCGATATAATGCGGGCTTCTTTCTTTTCGTTATGGAATAGTACCGTGTCATGCTCTCCGTTGTAAGTCGTTCTAATTTCATTTGATTCATCTTCATCCGAGCCAAGTAGCGACATTTTTAATCCCGAAACACCTAAATCAATAGTAGTAAATACTTTTCTGTAACGGTTGAAAATATCTTTTACCTTATTATCAGCTTCTTGATGTTGAAAGAAAGTACTCCACCTTTCAGCAATGCGATTAGACTGTTTTGCGGACTCAATACGAGACTTATAATCTTCTTCTTTAGGTTCTACCACTTTAGACTTTTTATCCATGAGAATAGACCCAGCAGTGCGCAAGTCAGAAATACCAGTAAATGCACTATCGACTTCAGGAATATAGTTACCAACACGAATATATTTGTTATTCTCATCTTTTTCAATCTTTGTTATTACGGAGGGGGTAAATTCTTTTTTGTCTGCGATTTTAGGTAAGGAATCGTACTGCTCTTTTATTCCAGTAAAGTTTTTGGAAATTAAGAAGTCAACACATACTCTTATTTCCTCCTTAAGGTCGATTTGCTTTTGTACCCCGGCATTAAACTCATCAACTTCTTTTTGCAATTTTGCATCCGCCAATTCCTTTTGTGTTTCCAACGTTGCATTATAGTTTGCAATAATTGAATTGAAATTAGCAGCCCGCAAGCTCAAGTCACTAATCTCCTTCTCAATTGACTGAATTTCCTCGTAGTACTTTTTAGTTGCTGAGCGTTGTTCTTCTTCTATTAATGCGAAATTAATGTAGTCAGGTATGTTAGTTTCTTTCCATCCCTCCTGCTCTAATCTGGTCTTAAATGCGTTCAGTTCGGTTACCTTATTATAGATACGTGAACGTTCCATTTTTGCTTGTTCAAGGTCATACAGAATTGAGCCTACATACAAGGGTGACTTTTTATCGAATACGACCCCCTTGTCCTTTAGCTTATCCTTATAAACCTCCATCATCCAAGCCATTTGTACTTTTGGATTTTCAGATAAAAATTCATCTGAATTAAAAGTGAGTTCGGTTTTCAGAAAATCACGTAATGATGATGCGGTAAACTTAGTGCCATTGATGATAGGATTGTCGGCTTTCTTTCCGTCCTTATCTTTTATAAATACCACCGATGATAGCTTCCCGTTTTCGTATCTTGTACGAAGGAATACAGGGCTATCTCCGAAGCTTATCTGCTCTTCTATATCCAGATTTTCAAACTTCTTTACATCTAAGTTTAGCTCTCTTTCTGATCCTCCAGAAAGCCCCACAGCTATCGCATTCCCAACACTACTTTTGCCATTTCCGACATTTGCCTTGATTTGAATAAGCTGATTTTCATCCTGAGTAAAGACTACTTCTTGCGCT